CGTCTTTTCCATCTAACTTCTCCTTGTGTTTTCCGAAAGAAACGCGGGCACTATTAACAATAGTGAGGTCAGAACCCATATGATCAACCAAATCAACCCGTCCAATTCCATCTCCATAAATATCAATAGACTTCCATAGATTCTTCTTCATTCTTCATTTTCCCTTTTTTCAAAATGTGTGTCTGGGCTTCCTGTGTACCAAACCTTCTTAAAATCATTCATTTCAATGAGGATATCAATGATGTCTTCAAGAACATCGTTGACTTCTTCTAGACTCTCAGCACGGTCGGCGTTAACAAGGCGGAAGAGGCTCTGGCGTATGTTCATTCTTCCCCTCCAAACGGAAAATGTAGCACATTGTTAGGTAGTTCTTCGTCTTCGATCTCTTCTTCGTCCCAAAAGGGCGCTGAGACAGTGTAGAACTTCTTTATAACCCCTTCCAATGTTTCAATCACGGTTTCTGCGTCCCTGGGGCTCCACCCGTCAGGTAGATCATCTTTTGCGAGCCAAGAGTTCCAATTGTTCAGTGTGAAATCAAGAGATCCGTGAATAAGCTCCATTTCAAATTTGGTAAAATGTGTTGGTTCACTCACTCCTGCCTCCTCAAATAGTCGATCTGAAACTGGATGTAGCGTGCTGCCTTCTCAAGATCTTCAATGGCGCTGTCGCTCTTCTTTCCTGCTCGGAGGACATACTTGATGACGTTTCCAAGAGAAAAGTTTAGGTCATAAGCCTCGATGATCTTAATGGCTTCGTAAGGGTTGTCTTCACCACCGTAGTAGTCTGGGTGGTCAACCGTATTAGCGATCTCGTATTCGGCTTCGCTCATAAGATCGTTCCTTATGGCTTCTATAAGTTCCGTGTCAAATCTCATTATTCTGCTCTCACAACCGCCATAATGTGGTTTCGCTCAACAAGGTGAAACTTGTTGCCAGAAAGTTCGATCTCACGGATGATGTGTGTAGGAAGAACAACAACATCACCATAAGAATATTCGCCACTTGGATCGCTTACAATAGAAACGGCCTTGTAGGGCTTCTCTGCGGGTCGGTAGTCCTCGGGTAGTTCGATCATGTAAGGGGACTCTTCCTTATTGTCGAAAGACATCTCAACCTGAACCCAAGGAGTCTTCGGCTCCAAAATCATTAGTTTCATCCATACTTTTTGATTAGATTCTCATTTGTGTAGTAAGTGGGCTCATCCAAAAAAGCAGTGGAGAGCCTTCCGCACTTCTTACAACGGAAACGGACAGCAACATGCTGAAGCGTTGCCTCAACATGGCTGGTTGGCACATAATAATGTTCTCCACCCTCTGGGCAGTTGCTCATTTGCTCCCAGCGGGGGAGAAGGTGGTTAAACTTCATTCCTCACCTCACTCTTCTAATGTAGTCTAAGTGAGGTGAGGAGTCAAGTGTTATTTTTCATCAAACGAGGTCGCAGGATCCGCCGGCGCAGGCTAATTCGCCTTGTAGGTCCGTGTTGTCCTCAACCTCAATGACATTGGTAAGATCGACATTAACAAGGGACTTCATTAGTCTATTGTAAGTCTCTTCGTCGCAGTCCTCGTAGGGGGCTTGGACGTAAGTGTGATTTGTGTGTGGCAAAACTGAAAGCCCATTGTAGCACTCGCGGTTTTCCCACATCCACTCGCCAACTGGCTCCCACTCTTCTTCGCGGATCGTGATGGTGGCAGAAACATTGTGCGTGTTCTGGCCCTTTCTGTGGCCTCCCTGAACCCACTCGTTGCTCACACGCCTTACACGCTCTAGCATCTCCAAGGCGCTTTCAGAGCGAGTGATAGAGCCCTCTGGTGCCCTCTGCGGGACACTGATGACAGCGGTGTCGTGGGGGCGGAAATACTCGTCCTCAACCAACTCTGGGTGAAACTCGGTAAGGTAGCCATAAATGGCCTCGTTCTTGCCAACACGAATGCGACGAATGTAATGGTCGTTGTGCCAGGCGTGAATGCCGGAGGATGTCCCAAGGGTTAGAGAGGTTGTGCCTGCCGGCTTGACGCAAGTGCAGCGAGCAGCGGGCCTGATGCCGAGGAGTTCAGCAACACGGGTGTTTTCTTCCTTTACAACCTTGGAAGCGGCCTTCATGTCGAGTTCAAGGACGGCACCAGAAGCGATGCCGGTCATGGAAACACCAATAAGAGCGTCCTTTTCAGTGTTTCGCTGCCAAACTGGACGAAGGTAGTGGAAATCCGTGTAGGATGCCTGTAGAGTGCCAAGGAAAGCGGCAGCACGAACACGGGCTTCGTAGTCTTCCTGGGAATCAACGTTAGAAACATTGACCTCGGTTAGATTACAGAACTGGTAGGGGCGAAGGGCGATCTCGCAGCAAGGGTTGGTTCCCCAGTCCTTGTCATAAGTGAAATAGAAGCCAGGCTCGCCAGCACCAGAAGCCTTGACGCGAGCCCAAAGATCAAGGAAAAACTCCTTTGTGACCTTGTGGCGCATTAGAACGACAGAATTGTTGGCTCGACCACGCTGTGGGTTCTCCTCCCACCATGCACCAGCCTTTGCAGCGATCATTTCGTCGTCATCTGCGCTGAATAGGGAAATAAGAGCAGCGCGTCGGATGCCACCAGCAAGAACAGCGTCAGCAATGTGGCAGATGATGTCATGAACCTCAATAGGACTCAACTTGTCGCCGTTCTGCTTGGTGTCAAGGATGCCTTCGACCTTGACAAGACACTCCTTTAGTGGCTGTGGGCCTGGAGCCTTGCCGCCAGATGTTACTAAAGCGCTTCCCTTCGGTCTAATGTCCGAGAAATCGAAACGGATCTTGGATGTGCCGTTGAAGTAGGAAAGAATGAGCATCTTTACAGCATCGGCCCAACCCTCAATAGAGTCGCCGATGAGGTAGCGACGAGTTCTCTTGGCGTTTGGACGGCTAATCTCGGGCAACTTCTCTACATGGTGCCTCTGAACGGAATAACCAACACCTGTGCCTCCGAGAAGAAGGAACATAGCCTCGCAAAAGGCACGGGGGTCGTCAATAGGCATGTAAGCGCAGTTGAAAACACGGTTTGGGGCGACCTCGATGGGCTTTCCGCCAAACTGCATAGAACGCATAGAAGGCAGAACCTTCTTATCATAAACAAACTCATAAACTGCGTTGATTTCGTCCTCAAGGTGAGGATATCTCTTTATGTGCATTGCCTTGTTTCGATCGACGATCTCCTTGAAGGTCTCACGTCGATATAGTTCTGGCACATACTTGGCATACTTCATGTGCACAGTGATGTCTGAAAGGATTTCTGTTGATAGATCCATGGTTTACTTTGCTCCTTCTTTTTGTTGCTTTTGTTCTTTCCTAAACTTCTTGTACTTTTCTTTCAGAATCTCACTTTGATCTTTGGCAGAAATAGTTGTGGCTTCTGCATCTGTTGGCTTGATAACTTCAATACTTACATTTGATGTGTGCATTTTGACAGGGAATACGATTCCATCAGGACCGTTCCTGTTTTTAGCAACAAAAAACCTTCCCGTATTGTTTTGCTTATCTTCTACCGTTCTCGAAAGCGAAAAAATGAAGTCGGACACAAAGCACTTGTTGAATGCCTCGGAGATGGATTCCATTGTGATAACTTCTGCATTGAGTCCCGACCTGTTCGTTTGAGAGGCGGTCCAGAAAGAGCATTCAAACTCCTTTGCCAGACCACGCAACTCTTCATAAATAGATTCGAGTTCGTGTCTTTTCTCTCTTCCAGTAGAAACTGGTCGCAAAAGATCTGCATAGTCAACGATGACCATATCAGGGTTTATATCCTTCATCTTCAGTTTCTCAAGGTGAGAACGGATAGTCCGCGTAGATGCTGACTTTGTGGGGTATTCCTTTACGAGAAGCACTCCCTCAAGATCTTGAACCTGTTCATAAATCTCTTCCTTGAAAGAATGCATTTGGGAAAGGGGGATCTTGGTAAGGCAAGAGTCATAACGACCAGCCACGACGGTATCAGCGAGTTCAAGCGTGTAATGAACTACTGTCTTGCCGTGCTTGATCGCCTGGGCTCCCAAGTGAACGAGAACCATTGACTTACCGGCGCCTGTGGGGGCAATAACGACGCCAAGTTCTGCCTTACCAAGACCACCCTTACAAATATCATCGATCTCCTTCCACCCTGTTGTAATCGGGTTTCGGGCCTTGATCTCAAAACGCTTCTCAAAGTCTTTTACATAGTCATAGCCATGATCAGAGTAGTCGCCCAACTTGATCGCATCGTTGATGACCTTGGAGATCTCGTCAAACGAAGAGCGTTCAAGCAGTTTTACCGACCTGATCATCGCTTCCTTCAACTTCTGCTTGCGGCAAAAGTCAAGTGCTGTCTTCTTCACATATTCAGAGCCGCTAACGACGGAATCGTGAATGCGAGCAAAGTAGTTTCTCAACTGCTGCTGGGTTGCTGCGTTCTCGTCCCCGATCTCAGCACGAATAATAGAAATCATGATCTTGTAAGTCGGGTGAACATTGTACTTCTCCCGATACTCAAAGACCTTACGAACAAAGACGCGGAGGTAGTGGAGTTCCAAAAAGTTGATGTCCAAGACCTCCATGATCTGGTCAGCAAAAGGACGATCCAGCAAAATCATCTGACATAGCGTTTCCTGAAAATCCTTGCCAAACTTGCTGAAACTCGGCTTCTGCTTCTTCTCCAAATCACTGTCCCCCGTCTTTTGAATATAGCCCACCTTGGGTCGTCTGTCAAGCACTTTGCTTACTCTTCTCGATCATGCCACGGAACATCGTAAGCATCTCTGTCCAATTGTAGGAACCAAAGCCATGACTGACCGATGCCTTCTTAAGACCGGTGGCGTTTAGTTCAAACTGGAAGTTTTCGAGGGCATAGTTGATCTTGTGGCGACCCTGCACCGAAATGCTCGGTGGCGTCAAGTTCATGACCTTGTAATTAGTCTCCACTGTGTCCCAGCCTTCGACAACATTGGAATAAAACTTGACCTTTGCGTTTGTGTCCTCGCAGAACTGC